CATAGCGTCGCGTAGTTCTAAAATACGCTCGTCGTGTCTTGCGTTACTATCGTGGGAAAAGTAGTAAGCGTCTTTTTGCTGTTTCATTTTGTGCAATAAAAAAGCCCGAAGAGTAACGGAGGTAGCAGCTTCCGAAACCCAACGGGCCAAGATTTTTATAGCATATTACCCTTCTGCTACAAGAGTAAGCCCAAGCCGACGCCTTCAAGCCGCCAGGGCTGCCGCTAAAATAATACTCTTAACCTAATTTACAAGCCTCCTCTAGAGCTTTGTTGTAAAAGGTTAACAATTTAAGCCCGCTAGAGTGGTGCATAAGCATACCGTAGTCTTTACTCTGCTCTATCAAAGTAGCAAGCGCCCAGCGTGCAGCTTCTGCCGCCTTTTTCTTGCTCTTGGTAAAATCTATGGCTTCAGCGTAAAGCTGGCTAGCGTATTTTTCGGGGGTCAACATATCGATCATTTTGCTGTTTTAAGTAATTCCTTTAGCGCCACTTCTCCCATGGCCCGATTATAACCAGCTTGCCAAGCCTCTTGTAGTCTATTTTGCTCTTGAAATAAATACTCTTTTCTCACCATGTAAATGATATGATCAAGAGTATAAAAAGGCTCATCTGTCGGGTTGCTATAGCCGTGCTCTAAATGCGGCTCAATCATTTTCTCTAAATCTTTACGAAGTTCTTGCATTGGCGTATTTTCAAACTTATTCACAACTCTACCCCCTCTCTCACATGATCCCGAACCGCCCAAAGGTCAAATAGTGGATCTATTGCCGCCATAATAAGAAGGTCAAAATACTGCGCCCTGCTGCTAGCTTCTGCCTTTAACCTGCCAGCGTTTCGCCTTCCTTGGTTCGTTGTAGCTAGTTCGAATAGCTCTAAAGCCTCAAAGTATTTCGTCCAAGCCTCGGCCCGTTGCTCTATCCAAAAGTTTAGCATTGGGGTAGAAGAGCGCCAGCCTTTACTTCTGCTTTTTATGGTTGTTTCCATCTTTAGCCTCCCGTTTTTTATACGCTCTTTTGGGCTTAACTGCCTCAGCTGCTGCTTTAACCTCTTGGGCCGCTTTAGCTAGCGCCTCTTGTTTAAGTACCTGGTTATACATATCATCCCGCTGAGCCTTAAGCTTGTTTATTGTCTCTTGTATGTCGTCTTGTACGCCGTCCATTAAGATCTGGTATTTCTTAGCGGTTTCTTTAATCTTGGCCCTAAGGCGCTTGCGCTGCGTAACTTCTCTATAAGCCAAGAAAGTAAACGCCGCAACGTTTAGTACTAGCGAAAAACTGCAAAAGCTCATTTTTTACCTCCCTTTGTCTTGGCAATAGCTCCAGCCTTACCCTTGTACATTCTCGCCTTTTTGTTCTCCTTAGCAATATGCTCAACCCAGTCGTTAAAATACTCTACTGGCTCAGGAGCAGACTCTTGCTTTCTAGGCGGCACTTCGGTAGGCTCGTAGTCGGCTCGCTTAATTAAATACTTTACCAGCTTGTAGGTGGCGTAAATTGAAACCGCAAAGGCCAACACGGGCCAGGGGTTCTCGTTTAAAAGGTCTAACTGTGTCATTTTGGTTATTTTGTTTTATTGTTTGTCTAAAGTAAAAGAGGGGCGGTTAGGCCCCCTTGTTTATCCTTGTATTATTGAAATTTGTATGTTTGTTAATTTTTTTCTAAACCAGGTTGCCATTTTAAATACTCTCAAATTATCGTCAAAAGTTATAACTGACTTTGGCAACCAAATTGATTTATTACATTGATTTTTTAATTCATAAGCTTTTTCAGTTTCTTTAACCACGTCTAAAATATAGGGCATGGGTTGATTTGAGTACATCATTAAAGAAATAAAGGTTGTTTGTTCGTTTTGCATGGTTCAAAGATACTACAAGCGTGCAAACCTGCAACACTATGCCGCAAAAAACACTTATTTATTTTGTGAATGAATTAAAAACTTGATTAAACGAAAGTATAGAAAACAAAAAGGCCCCCGAAAAGAGGGCCCCTTGCATGAAAAACAAACCTATACCAGATTTAACAGATTGAGCGAGGCGAATATAATTAGAGACTGCCTAACTTTTGCAACCTCTTTAGATAAAAGTCGGCTTTGGCTAGATCTTCTGCCGTCTTATTCTCGCCTTTCTTCCCAGCTCGCCAAACGTACTTTAATACTTGGCCCTTTAAAAAGCCTCGGTATTCGTCTAAGCTTAAGGCGCTTTCTATTGCCTCGATAGCTTCTACTTTACCCTGAGTGTAGTGGCTAGGGTTGTTTACCGCGTCCTTATCGTAAGTTACGCCTGGGTCGAAATAGTCAAAGCCTCCCATTCTGTTACGTTAAAAAGGTAGATCATTAGAAAGGTCAGAGCTAGCGGGTTGAGCAACTGGTTTAGCGGCTTGTTTAGTGCCACCTTCAGCCCCGCCCAAGAGCTCGATAAACTGCACTCGGCAATTAAGATAACTCTTGCCCTCGTATTCGCTTACGCTTGGCAAGCCCTCGATTAACACGCTTTTACCTTTCTTTAAGTATTGGGCAAGCGCCGCCCCTTGGTTCGCGTCTCTGTAATAAGCGCAGCCTACCCAAAGCGGCTCCTTGTCTCGCCCTTGGTTTACTGCTACGTTAAAACGTATTTGCAGCGTTCCGTCTTGCATTGTCTTTGTTTCGGCATCTTTGCCAAGGTTTCCAGTAAAATTTAACTTTAACATATTCTTATTTTAGTTGATCTAATAACTTGCGCAATATAACAACGCTCTGCGGCTCTTGGACCTCCCAGCGTCTTAAGGTCGAGCGGTCCACTTTGGCCGCCTTGCATATTTTTGTTAAGCTTGTGTTTTTATCTATACAAAGCTTTTTAAGCTCCTTGGCTACGTTTTCTTTTCCTAAGTCCATAGTGCAAATTTAACTCTTTTTTGCGTAAGTTTGCAATATGTTAAACGAACTTTCTAACCACGACTACCACAAAGACACCAGCCACATAAGCAAAAGCGGGCTGGATCTTATCGAAAAAAGCCCAGCCCATTACTTCTATAAGTATCTCAGCGGCGAGTACCAAGAAAAAAGCAGCAAGGCTTTAGAGATAGGCAGCGCTGTACATTGCGCCGTCTTAGAGCCTGAGCGCTTTGCTTTACAATATTGCGCCTTTCCCGACGTAGACCGCAGAACTAAAGAAGGTAAAGAGACTTTAGCCGCTTTCTATCTTGAGCACCCCGATAAGATCTACTTAAACGCTGAAGACTTTGCCCAGTGTCTTAAGGTAGCCGAGTCGGTTAAAGCGCACCCTTTAGCCGCTAAACTACTAGCCCAGGGCGAAGCTGAAAGTACTATAAGCTGGCAAGACCCTCAAACTGGGGTAAACTGCAAGGCTCGCCCCGACTTTGTTACTTACGTAAACGGCTCTCGCTACATTGTAGACCTTAAAACTACTGAGGACGCAAGTAAGCACGGGTTTAGCCGCTCGGCTTTTAAATACCGCTACCACGTCCAAGCTGCGTTTTACTGCGACGGCTGGAAGCAAGCCAAAGGCGAAGAGGTCGAGGGCTTCGTATTTATTGCCGTTGAAAAGTCAGCGCCTTACCTTGTTAGCCTTTATTTGTATGAAGATCAAGAGCTGAGTTACGGCCGCTCTTGCTATCTTGCCAACCTTTTAACCTATGCCCATTGCCTAGAGTCTAACACTTGGCCAGGGTATAGCGACAAGGTCGAGGCGCTTTTATTACCCGAATACATTACTAAAACACTTTAATAACATGGAAAAGAAAGAAACCCAAACCCAAGCAGTCGAGCAAGTAGAAACCGCTGCACCCCTGAGCCTCTCAAACTTTGACCACGCGCAACGTGTAGCCAAAGCCCTAAGCTCTAGCGATCTAATCCCCCAAAGCTATCGGGGCAACATTCCCAATACGCTTGTAGCGCTTGAAATTGCGCAGCGTATAGGCGCTAGCCCCTTAATGGTTATGCAGAACTTGCACGTAATACACGGGCGCCCATCTTGGTCTAGCTCTTTTATTATTGCTGCACTAAATAGCTGCGGGCGCTTCTCTGCTCTTAAATTTATCTCAGACGGCAAGAGCTGTAAAGCGGTTGCTACTGAGCTGGCTACGGGCGAGCTTATCGAAGGGCCTACTGTTACCCTAGATATGGCAGCTAGCGAAGGCTGGGCTACTAAAGCGGGTTCAAAGTGGAAAACTATGCCCGACTTAATGCTGCGCTATCGTGCTGCGGCCTTTTTTGGACGCCTCTACGCCCCCGAAATACTCATGGGCTTACAGACTCAAGAGGAGGCAAGAGATATAGCCTCAGAAGCGCCTAAAACAAGCGAGGGGCTAAATAGTGCACTTTCGGCAGATTAACTTATATTTGCAACAAGTCGTTAAAACTTTTCTTCCACGCGCAAAGTAACGGCCCGCCTGACTAGCGGGCTTTTTTTATCTACTATTTTAGGCTTTTAAGCATCTCAATAAGCCTAGGGTGCGGGTAAACGTCGGCCTTATCTTTTCTTACTGAGTTATGGGTAAATATACCGTTATCCCCTTTCAAAGCTCTAGGCGTAACGTTCCAAATATCTTCCTTGTAAGTTAAATCAATGCCGTATTTTTCGCCCCAGTAGAGCAGAAGCTTACGAGTGCTTTCTATTTGTTCGTCTGTGTAGTTCTGCCAATACTTATGGTTTTTATAAGGTGTTTCAAGCTCGCAAATATCTTCGCAAACCCCGCCAACGTAATTAACAAACTTGCCGTTTTTCTCAGTCAAAAATCCATAGTTGCAAATTTCAATACCTATCGAGGTTTTATCTAGGCTCTTGTACGGAAGCCCAAACTTAGCGAAGGTTGGCTTTTGTAGCCCCAAATGATAAGCCCAATATTTAGAGCTATACCCTTGCACTATTGTTCCGTCATTTGAAATACTTACACAAGTTGCAACCCGCTCGGGTGTCTTTTCCCAATAGCGAAAAACTGCCTCACCGCTTGGCCCTCCAGCCGTATGGTGTAAATAAACCTGCGTCTTTTCGTGTTCCTCTTTTATGTAATTCGTGAACTCGACGCTTTTAAGATTTAAGTCTTTAATATCCATTTTAATTTAATTTAGTTAGCGTGCTGAGTGTTAAAAAGAAGGTAAGGCTTGCCCTCGTAAACGCCAAACTTAACGTCTAGCCAGCGGCCTCCAAGCGGCTTAGGTGGCATACCGCGCTCCACTGCCCAGCCCATACCTGGTAAATATTCCTCTTTATAGGTAGAAGTACGAACCATATAACAGTTAACCAGCTCGGGGCGATTGTTTCTGTTTAGGCGTTCAATAGTGTAAATAATCTCGGTACTCTCGTGAACGTGCCCGCTCCAAATAATGTCGGCACCCTCTACCATTGTAGCCATGCGGTTAAACTGAATTGCGCCCTTTGTAACTACCCCGCCGCCTCCGCTGCCGTGGTGGTATTTAATGCGTAGCGTTTTACATTCGTTGCTATTGCTCTTAAATTGGTACATAACCCAGCCCGAGTAAGTGCCTAGTGCCTCTTCTCGCCCTATTAACTGGGCAAAGGTTCTAAGCGGGTCTATTTCGTTGTGCGTAGTTATAGCCGTCTCGTGGTTGCCGTACCCAATCAAGTGTATAAGCTCGGCGTAAGGCTTAAAGTATTTAGCGCAGTCGCTTATTACGGCGTCGAAGTAATTTACTACCTGGTGCTCTGGCCTTACTGTCTCCTTATTTGCCCTGCGGTCTTTTTTGCCGCCCATTAAGTCCAAAAGGTCGCCGTTTATAAGTATCGGGTGCCCGCCTTCTTTAGCCTCGTCTAAGTGGCGCTTTAATAGCTTGCGGTTGCATTTGGGGTTATCCCAGTGAATATCTGATAAGAGTAAAAAGCGGTAATTCCCCCAGCCTTTTATCTCGTGAATTATTACGCTGGTTTCTGCCATCCCTTAAAGTATAAGGCCTAAAACAAAGGCCACGGGTGCAATTATACGCCACAGCTTTAGCTTTATAGTTAAACCGCTGTTAACGTGTTGCAAGTGCTCAACTGCTTTCTTATGCTCGATTATTTCTAAGCTATCGGTTTTTATTCGCTCTAAGTACAGAGGAGCAAGCGCCCGAGCTTTAGCGCCTTCGGCTAAGTATAGGTTAATTTCTAGCCGCGTCGTGCTGTCCGTCCAGCTCTCTGTGCATTGCGAGAAGCCGCTGCAAGGTGCTGCAAGAAGTATCGCCGCTAGCGCTAATCCTTTTAAATATTGTGTCATATTTTACCTGGGTTTTAGTAATAGTATCCCGCAACACTTGGCGCTTGATCTCAAGCTTAGTAAGCGTGTCGTGGTACTGCTCTATTACCGTATCTATTTTACCTGGCTCGCTCGGTATCTTAGGCCCAAAGCGAAACAAGGCGCCGATAAAGATAAGCCCTAAAAGAACCCAAATAGCTAGGCCAATAAGAGCGACGTCTTTAAGCGTATAGCCGTCTTTATTTTTGCTCTTTTGCTCCACCTTTAGCGAATTTTTCTACCGAAGTAAAACCTAAGCACAAAATAGTAACCCACTCAACTGCGGCGACTAACTCAGCACTAGGGGCAATTTCCACGGCGCTAAAAGAGTTGGCTACCATAGTACCAAAAAGAACAAGGGCGCCAATTACGCCCACTACGCGCTTACTGGAAACCTCGCCAGCTTGGCCCTTAAACATTTCTAAAAGTTTCATTTACTTAATCCCATTTAACTGCTGCATATTTGCCAAGCGAATAGAGTCCTCTACCCTAAGCTGCTCGAAGTCCTCTAAAGAAGCGGGCACTGGAACCTCGTAAACTTCGCAAACGCGCTCTAAAAGCTGCATCTTTTCCGCCATTGCCTCGGCCTCTATTACCACCTCTTTTACCTCTTCTACCTTTGCCTCTGTCATTGCCTGAGCTTCTGCAATAGCTGCGTGCGTTGCTGCTATACTCGCCCTGGTTTTATCCAGCTGCATAGAATACTTTTTATAAGGGTCTGGATCTGTGGCTTTATCCTTAACTGGCAAACTAGCGGCAAGCAAAGCGGCGAGTAAAATAGTAGCTTTCATTTTATTGATTAATTAATTACCCCTAGTTTCTTATAAGTATTCAGCTCAGAACGCAGCGCAGCCGTAGAGCTGTCAGAAGTCTTAAGCATTGCGCTAAACTGCTTAAGCTGGGCCTCGCAAGCAGTTAAACGCTCCTCGCATTTACTGCCCTCGTTATTGCTCTGTTTTTCGGTTCTGAGGTAAAGAAAGATAACGGCGAAAACCATTAAATAAGTCAGCGCTTTACTTGGATCTTTGCTGAATTGGTCGAAGCTTACGGGGAGTTTCATTTATCTAAGTCGTATTAAGTTACCTGCCTTGCCCTCTGTATTTTTTCGCTGGTTTATTGTTCTTAGCGTGAACTCCTGGCCGCCTTCTTTTCGGCTTAGGTTTCCAGGTCGCAGTAGCCGCTTTTGTTTTCGCTTTAGCCATTTGTTAGCGGTTCGGGAACTACACAATACTCACTATCGGGGAACTTGGCGCAATACCCTTT